GCGGTTGTCGATGTAGCCCTGTAGCTGGACAAAATCATCCAGCACCTGACGGGTCGCGGTCATCACGTGCGCGATGGTTCGCACCGGCACGTTGGAGATCGAAAAGGTCAGGGCACCTTCAGGCTTGGCAGCGCCTTCTGCCACCGGCGCGGCCGCGCTGGTGAAGAGAAGTTCCTTCACGAAGTCGATCGCGTTGGTGTTGGTACGTGCCTGCGGAAGCAGGTCGCGCACGCGCAGTTGGCGCAGCTGCGGCATGATGATGCCGGGCACGCGCTGTGGAGTGAGGATGCCACTGGTAGGCTGCGGCAATCCGCCGATGGTGATGGTGGTCTTGAGGTTGAACTCATCCCGCGACAGCTGCATGTTCGCGCTGCCGTGGAAGTTCCGCCCCTTCATCTGCTTGAAGGATTCGGTGTCGGTGAATTGTTCGCCGATGGACTTATAGGCGTCCGCAGATGCTTGGCCGTTCGGACGGTCCGAGATTTTCTGTGATAGCGCGAGGATTTGCGCAGCCATTTTTGTGACCAGTGGCTGTATATCTTCGACAGCTTTCTTGGTCTCGTCCGTGGCTTTGCCGTTGGCTTTCACTTCCGCGGCCCACTTTTCGAGTGCTGCATCTTGCTGGCCGATCAGGGTTTTGACTTCCTCGAGAAGGTGAGTCGCGTCGATCTTCTCTTCCTTGTCGTCCTTGCCCTTGCCGTCGCCTTTTGCTTCCTTGGTTTCGAGAAGGGGCCGGCGGCCGTCGCGGAAGAACGAAGCCTTGCTCCTGCGTGGAATCGTTTTCATAACTGCTCCTTGGATTTAGGTGAGCGCGGGGCGCCGTTTAAGAGCGACCAGCAACTCTTCGAGCACGGCCTTGGCCTTTTCGTCCCCTGCGTCCCGCAGGGCGGCGTTCTCAGCACTGAGGCCGGCGAATCCATCCTTTGCAATGGCCTTCGCCTTACGGAGGCTGAAGCCTGCGTCCCGCAGGAACTCCTCCAACTCGCGGATCGTCCCGATCCGGTCGAGAGCTTTTACGGCGTCAATGCGGGCTAGGCTGTTCATGCCGAACATCACCGCAGAGACTTCCCAAAGTTTTAAGCTGGTCAAGCGACGCACGCCTTTGTCGAAAGCGGCGCCGCCTGGCAGGATGGTGTACCCCACCGACAATCCATCAATGGTTCCGTCCTTCATGAATTCGTAGACTTCGGCCACCCGCGGGATCTTGAGATTGAGCTGGCCTTCGATCTTGAGTCCGACCTCGGTGTCAGAGATCTTCCCCTGTCCGAGTGGCAAGGTGTCATCGTGCTGCTGGAGTATCCGAATGTTGCCATCGCGTGTCGATTCGAACTTCTGGAAGGCACCTGCTTCGATGACGTCGCCGCCATCATCCACGTTGCCATACACGGAAGCGAAGCCAACGAACTTGCCGGAATCGTCCGCTGCCTTCAGTTCGAAGCGATAGTCGCTCGACTTCATCTCGTGCGGCAGGGTCTTGGTTTCCATAGTTTTCATTGCACGGCCGCTCCATTCGGCTTCACTGGCTTAGGTTTGGGCGGCGAAGGTGATACCCCAGGCGTTGGGGCTGGCTCGCCCACCTGTCCGGGCTGCAGCGTGATGTCGGGTACCGGAGCGCGGGCACCTGAGGCGGGCGTCATATTCAGCGGCTGCAGATACACATCGCCATCTGGGATCGGGTTCATGTCCTCGAGCGCGCGAATATCGTTCTGACTCAACCATCCCCAGTTCCTGCCGATGGCATAGCTTTCGTAGCGCGTCTTGACGTCGCTTCGCAGGAACCCTTGAAAATTGAAGCCCGCGGTGTAGCGGGAGTCCTGGCCGCCGAGGAACTGCAGGTTTAATTCCTGCTCGATCGCTACCATGATGGGGCGCAAGGTGAAGGTCAGGAATTCATCTTTCTGGGCCTCTACCGACGCGTAAGTCGGCTGGTCGATCTCTTGAACGAGATGCGGAGGAACGCCAAAGATGCGGCAAACGTCTTGCACTTGGAATTTGCGGGTCTCGAGGAATTGCGCGTCATCGGGCGAGATCGACACCGCCTGGTAATCCATCTCCTGCTCGAGGATGGCCACGCGACCCATGTTGGTAGCTCCCTGGTGTAGCGCCTCCCACGATGCCCGCAAGCGCTTGGCGCCGTCCTCTGAAAGTTCGTGCTTCATCTTCAACACGCCGCTGGGACGCCCGCCGTTCTTGAAGAACCCGGATCCGTAATCTTCCGCGGCGCGCGAGAGCTGCAAGGTGCGACGGCACATCTGGATGGCGCTCTGCCCGGTGATCCCGTCGAGCGAGAATAGTTTGGGGTGGAACACATCCTCGGTCGAGTACTCCTTGATCCCCGAAGCTGTTTGGTATTCGTAATAGATAGTGCCATCAGGCCGCATCACCTTGCGCACGCGGTCAGGTTCGAGCGGCCAGAACGCTACCGGATCCCCAGCCAGTTTGTCGATCAGGCTGTAATGATTGCCCCACAGCAGCATGTGCGCGATTGCCATCGGCCAGTAAGTGGCTGCGCTCATCTCGCGGTTCGGCTGGGAATGGATCAGGGGCGACAGCGGGTGCTGCGGATATTTGACTTTGTCCTTGCCGTCTGTGGAACGCTTGTAGAGCCAGAGCGGGAGGGTGCCGATGTTCTGCGAGATGATCCGCACGCACGCGTACACCGCCGAGATCTGTAGCGCGTTCAGTTCGGTGATGCCGCCCGAAGCCAGCTGGCCACCCATCCCACCCATGTAGGAGCGCTGGTCGTAGGTCGAGACACCGCGGAAGAGGAACCCGAGCCCGAGCGTAGTCAGCGCCTTCTGTAAGAGGGTTGGCGAGGACTTCATGGTCTCTGGGTAGTACTTAAATCTCAAAGGCTGAGGACTCCGCGCGTTTCGTAGACACTCTTCTCAGGCTCAGCGAAAACTATCAGCCGGGAAACTGCTATGATCAGCGCCACGATCCCGTCGATCTTCTCGCTGCTGTGTTCACGGTCAGGCTTTAAGTTACCCGCCGCGTCCTGCTTAACAGCTACGTTAGAAGCCATCCACCGCAAGATCGGGTTCTTGTTGTGGTCGATGTCTCCCGCGAGAGCCATCGTCATCAGGTGTTTGGTCGGCGCGGATAGGGACGCAAACCCCTGCCGTACAGGAACCATCGTGTACCCGTCGCCCTCGAGTTGGGTAACTATTTGCGAGGCGTTCCACGGGTCGTAGCCGATCTCTTTAATCTTGAATTTGTCGCCAAGGTCGTTGATGTCCTTGCGAATGAAATCGTAGTCAGTGACGTTGCCAGGCGTCGCCTTCATCAGCCCCGCGTGGATCCACTGCTGGTACGGGATGCGCTGTTTCTCGGTGCGTTCCTTGGCGCGCAACTCTGGCACCCAAAAATGACATAGGACTTTGTGGGGCTCGTTCTTTTTGATGGGCGGGAAAAGCAACACCAGAGAGCAGATGTCGATCGAGGACGCAAGATCAAACCCCGCCACGCACTCTCTGCCTCGCAACTGGCGCTCGGTGAACAGCGGTTCCCCCAACTTGTCCCACACCGCCATCGGCATCCACCTGGTCGCCTGCTCGGTCCAGATGTTCAGCTGCAGGCGCTTGAAGGTATTCTCGTATGCTGGCGTCTTTAAGGCACGCGCAAATTCCTCTTTAACGTATTCGGGCTTCAGCGACAGGCCGTAGTTGGGGTTGGCGAACTTCCAAGTTTCCTCTTTTTTCCACGCGTCCTCGTCGGTCCGTAGGTGCTCTTCGGCGCTGTAGATGACTGGAAGGAATGTCGGGTCCTTGAATATCCCGTCCCGCACCTTGATGGCGTAGTCGTGCTGTTCCCAGCAGACGGAGTTGCGATCGTATCCAGCGGTGGTGATCACGAACACCATCGGCTGCCGCCGCGAACCGCGGCTGGTGAGAAGAACGTCCCACAGGTTGCGGTTGGGCTGGGTGTGGAACTCGTCAAAGATCACCCCGTGCGCATTCAGCCCGTGTTTCGAGAAAGCATCGGCGGAAAGCACGCGGTAGACAGAGTTGGAATCGCCGGCAAAGAGAGAATTTTTGAATTTCGCTAGTTCCTCGGAGAGCAGGGAGCTAGAGTCGCGCATGTCGGAGGCGGCGCCGAACACGATGCGCGCCTGGTCCTTGTCTGCTGCGGCGGAATAGACCTCCGCGCCTGGTTCGTGGTCGCAAACCGTGAGATTGAGGGCGACCCCAGCCGAGAGCGTGCTCTTGCCGTTCTTGCGCGGGATCTCAACGTAGACGACTCGGTAGCGACGCAGCCCAAACTCGTCCACCCAGCCAAATGCGGGCCGGATGATGTCGTCCTCCTGCCATTTTTCGAGCTTGATGGGCTGTCCTGCCCATTCGCCCTTCACATGGCGCAGGCACATGGGGAAGAAATCGACCGCCCGCTGCGCCAACTTGGGCAGGTAATAGAACGTGCGCGTTGTCCCATCGTCAAGTTCGAAGGCTCGAGTCTCGCCTACCTCGTACTCGATGCCGCCCACATTGATGGTTTGGGGCACCTGTAAACGCGGAATTTCGAGGGTTAAACCCACTCAGTTCACGAACTTTTGCCGCAAATCTTCTACAGATGGGGCTGGGTTAGGACTTTTCTCTATGCCAGGGGCTGGCAATGGCGCCTTTGGGGGGTCTTGGGCCGCTCTTTTGACGTTGATGCGCGTTCTCGATGCGGGACTCATGCCGAATTCGGCAGAACACTTCTGCATAGTGCTGATCGCCTCCCGCTCAATTGAGAGATACGGACTCAGCATGGGGTATTCATTGGGACTCATCACAATCAGTTTTTGGCGGAGCTGAGTAAGTGCCGTGAGCCAGCGCGAATAGGCCGAGCAGTACATGGCCAGTTGGTCTAGGTCGAGGTTGGTCAGCAGGCCGAGGGGTTTGAGCTTTTTAGCGGTCTCATACCAGTGGCGCTTCGCCCGATCGTCCAGCTCTTCAGGTGGCTCGGGGATCCCCGCTGGGATGTCGGGCTGCGGCTCGGAAAGCAGCGCACTGCTAGCGGACTTCTTGCCCGTGAGCAGTTCCTTTAGCCGCGTGGGCTTGGGTTTCCTGCCCGCTCCGAGTCTTGCTCCACCACGTCCTGACATTTTTACTCCCCTAACTCCTTTGATTTCTTTTTCAGACGCGTGTGGCTGCGACGCTGGTCTACGCTGAGAGATCGTAAGTTTTCAGACCCCCTATACCCCTGTCGTTCTGCGAACGGATGATGAGTCGCTCTGTACTGTGCTACCCACTTGATAGCTTCAGCTTGAGTTGCAAAGTAACGTGAGCTTGGTACACCGTGAATCATTCCCTGCGCTCTCCATTGTGTAACAGCATGACCACGGTGGTGGCCGACCCACGTCACTCCTCTCACTGTAGGAGCCGTCGTTGGGTGCTGCTTGCGTGGTTTAGCGTAAGTGCTGTTCTGTGCATTAAGTGCGTTGGTGGCAATACGAAGGTTCTCTCTGCGATTGTCGCTTCGTACTCGATTGCGGTGATCAGCCTGTACCTTGGAGTCGGTGAGATTTAGAAGCATGCGGTGCATCCTTTTTCGGCAGACGCGACCGCCGGTACGAACCATTGCGCAGACATAGCCGTTCTCATCTAGGTGCCACGAATGGGACACCACTAACTCCAAGTCCTCGATGCTGTTGTGTACCAACGCCCCACTGCGCTTGCCGTGAGTGTGTGCTATCCACGAGATGATCACGATAGTTCCTCTGTAGTCGCACCAGTCGGGTCGTTCACTGCTTCGCTGATACGTGCGAGGCGTTCCAGTGGATCGTTGCCTTGGTTCATCAACACGCACACCACACCATCAGGGCGCAGTCCTACTGGTTCAGCGATGATGTCAATAGGAGGGTGGGCCCATGTGTTCACGTTCAGGTAGATGCAGCGATTGGCTACGATCCACGCTATCTCTTGTTCTGTGAACTTCCAACGCGACAGCATGCCACCAGGGTGACGGTAGACGGGCAGTGGCATGGCGTTGGGTATATCACCAGCACCCAGGACGGTCTCTTTGTTGGGATTGTTCATGATCACGGGGGAGAGAGGTTCTGCCATTACGGTTCTTTCAATTTGCGCACTACTCTGGCGGCTTCTCGCAGCCCGTCGCAGAAGATGCAGACGCACGGCCCACCCGCATCGTTACGGGTGCCGCCGTTGCTATCTATGATTGCCTGCGCTGCCTGTTCCAGAATATCGTCGCGGGTCATTCTCACCAGATTCTCGGTTCTCTTCGCGCTGGCACTGGGGCGGGGTCTAGTCTTGGTGCCCATCGGCCATCCTCTTTCGCAGTCTTCTGTGAGTGATGCTTGTGACAAAGACCTTGCAGGTTCGAGTCCTTGTTGGTTCCGCCCTTGGATTTAGGGATGATGTGATCAACGTCGGTGGACCACTCGTTGCATCCGACTACTCGGCAGATTGGATCGCGTCGCAAGATCCGTCTGCGGATGAATCCCCACCAGCGGTCATAGCCGCGTTTGGCCGCTGATGGCCGGGATCGGTTGATTTCCGCCTCGTGCTGCTTCTTGTGCTCTGTGCAATAGCGAGCATGTGCGGTCTTGGGACAGCCGTGGTGAGCACACGGACGCGCTGGGCGAAAGGGCATCAGGGCTGGGGAGGTGCTGGTGCCTCACCTTGGAACGCATCCAACTTCGCCTTCAGGTCCACCAGTTGCTGTAAAACCGCCGGATCGTTCGGGTTGGCTTTCAACAGAGCGATGATGGCTTCGAGTCGGGTCTCCATCGAAGCCTCGGATGCGAGGAGGTCTTGTATTGCCTGTTTTTCTTCTGCGCTTGCCATGATGAGCTTCCTTTGTCCTTCTAGGACTTTGTCGAGTTTGTGATGGATACCGGCCACGTCGACCGGGGCGGATTTGGTTTCAAGGTGATGGCGAATGGCACGCAGTTCTACCAGCTGCTCACGCAGGAGTTTGTGGATAGTACGCGGCGGCTTGTCTTTGCCCAATTCTGGCATTTTTTTCTATGTCTCAGTGTCGGTGCTCGGTACTTCGAACGGCTCAAGGCCCTGTCGCACACGTTCGGCGTTGATCGCGTCCAGCGCGTCCGTGAAATCGACACGCGACTGCTTGAGTTCAGCCTGACCG